GATCTATCTAAATTAATTCCTATGTAATAAGTATAACGAAATGTCTCGTGCACCTATAATTGGTGGTGTCGTTTTGATTGTAATTGTTATAGTCACAACTGTGATTCTTATGATGAATGCCGAAAAACCCGCAGTTGGTCCCGCAGTTGGTCCCGCAGTATCCGCTTCACGAGTTTCTCGAGCTTCACAACCACCAGCACTCCCAGAAGTCGCTGAACCAGACAATTCACCTCCTCCACCCGTCCGACTTCATGAAACTGACGTAATTAACCCACCATCTGATGAAACTCCAGGTGATGTAGAAACAGGTATGCTCAGGTGTGTTAATACACGACGTCGCGATGAAATGGGTTGGGTTGGCAGAGGTCGTTGGACTACAGAAGAACAAGCTCGCGAACAATGTAAAGATTATGATTATATGAGTCTCGAATGTCCAATGGATAATGGTTTTGAGGTATTCTGTGCCGACGATGTTTCGAAGGCGCAAACTCTTCTTAACCGGGAATGCAAAGGTGATGTAGAAGGAACCGAATTAAACAGTGGTACAAACGGGCATTGCAGAGGTCCTTATAAATGGGGGGATGTGTATGGCGGTGGTATTAATCGAGGGGCTTTATACAAAATATAAAGATCTATGTAATAAATAAGATGATGTTGCGACATATAATTTTAGTTACTATAGTTCTTGATCTCATATACGAGAAGCGTAACCAGTCAGATGAAGTTGCGGGTTCCAAAAATTTCCATCTCAGTGGGGGGATGTCTAAGCAGATGTACCTTCTCATGCACAAAGAAGGAATGAGTCAAGAGAATCTCAAGAAGTTCGTGCAATTGGAGGATCGTTTTTTTCAAATTGAACGAAATTCGGTATGTTCGGGTGTGCCCCATATTGTTGAAGCCACTACACTCTCAAACTTGATAAAGGACCTTTTCCCCAAATACAATTTTGCGTACCACACGATTCACCTCAAACAAGTGGCCGATCCGACTAGAACTGTGAACTCACGAGTAACATGTTGAGAAGGTTCCATACGAGCATATGATGCTTAGGGCTCTCAATCTTTTCATAGTTTTTCAGAATGTGCATGATGAGACCATTGTCATCTTCTTCGTGTGCCTGTAGTAAGTACTTGACGGGATCTTCACACTCAGCAAACTTTTCATCAACTTTATAATCAAGTTCAAGTTCACACATGAGTTTTGGACTCTGTCTACCTTGCCTAATATAGTCAGCTATAACATAAATAATTGCATCTAAAAACTCTTCGACGGCCATGTCAATCCAAGAGTTTTTAGGTGTTCCCCATTCCCTCGTATCGGAATCAACTATGACCCCGTGACCGTAGCGCTCTTTTCCCACTTCAAGTCTTCCCACGATCTGTTCCCGAATTGATTGCATATCTAATTATCTTTGTGACTTTTTCCTTAAGTTTATCCATGTCTTTTTGTAGTTTTCGAGTTGTTTGATAGTTGGACCATTCTTCATGATATAGTTTGTGGCTGCGTTTCGGTACTGCGAGATGAGGGTGTTTGGTACACCAGTAACATTAAGTTGGTTCATGATAACCTTCTTTTCAAGGTTGCGTCCCCTCTCATTCTTCCATCTATTTACAAGCCTCTTCTTCACGAGATCCACATCTTTCTTAAATGGAATACCTTGTTTGTTACCCATCTTCAATCTGTTGAGTCTTATCTTCATTTCCTTGACATCATTGTTGAGGGAAGGCATCACATTCTTGTAGCGGTCCATCCAACGCTTACCATAAAGTTTTACAATATCCTTTCGGATTGAGTTTTCATTGAGACCTCTCTTTTTGATCACCTGTTCCTTTTTTACATTTCTCTTCTTTTGAGCAACTTCTTTGCGAGAAGGTGGTGGCGTCCTTGGTTTTGGTTTTGGTTTGGGAGCAACCTTCGCATTTCTTACAGCTTCAATCTTCTTACAGAGGGACGCCTTGGTTTCCTTGGCGTCAAGTTTAATCCCGAGGATCCCAGCAACTCTCAGAAGTTCAGTCTTACTGTAACTCGTACACTTTCCACGACCAACCTTGAAGTTGTTACCTGAACCAGTGAGCGCAACATTCTTATTCTTGTTAGTGTTACGGAAAGTAGCACTTTTTACACCCGAAATCTTCTTAATCTTATTACAGATCTCTTCTTTCTTTGTAGACTTGGTGATACCAACAACACCCAACTTTTTTGCTAGATCCACAAGTTCTGTCTTGGCCATACGCATACACTGTTTTGGGTCAACTTTTTGTTTTTTGGTAGTCTTGCGCTTCGCGGGTGCCCTTTTAGTCAGTCTCTTTGGAACTGTGGCCTTCAAAGCAATTTCACCATTTTCATTCAACATTCTTGCGAGTTCCATACCAACATTGTAAGCTTCAAGCATATTGGAAGGTGATTGTGCTCCAGAAATCTGAATGTTACCACTTGAAGCCAAAATATACTTGTGACCTTGGTATGTCACATACATAAATGGTGACAATTCGGATTCATAGGAAACATTTGTAAATCCATAGGCTCTGTAGTTGGACGCAATTCTTTGCATGTTTTTGAAATGACCATTCACTCTAAATTGACCACTGAGATTGTTGTACTCAAATGGATTGTACAAGAAAGGTTGCTTATCAGAATATGAATCAACTATGAATCGACGAATCAACTCTGGTTGTCTCGCAATATTGTCGCCAATGAAGCCGCCCGAAAATCGTATCTTACCATTTCTGTAAAAATTGACGGTGGCACCCTTTTTCTCTGAACCATTGGAGACGACAATTTTGAGTTGAACAGTAAAAAAGTTCTTATTGAGGTCTCCCTGCTTCCCATATTCTTTACTGTGTGTAAATCCAGTCATGAATCTCCCATAAATACCATTGATTTCTTGTGTGTCTATATAAAGACCTTCGCCAATAGGTGTTCTTGGAAGTGGTTTCTTCAAAAGAATCCTCTTGAGATCAATTCGTGCTTCGGCACTAAATTCCTTATTCACAGTCGCGTTAAACATTCCAGGATTCAATTTGCTCACGACAAATTTGATATTTCGTTCAGCCATTGCGATAATGTCATTTGTATTGTTGTTCTCGTTATTTGACATATTCAAAAACTCGGCAAATTCACCATAGTTTTCATTGCTCATGATATTTTTTTCTAATTTTGGTGGAAATGTTTGTGGTTTTTGGATTCCAAGGTCCGCTTCAATTTCGCGTATCAAATTATTATTTGACGCGGTTGTGGAAGCTGAAGATGGGCTGATCTCAACCCCTGACTGCTTCACAAATTCCCTGAGCTGTTGGCTCATTATTACTATTGTGTAGCATTTTTTTCTAGTAGTCCTCACTGAATCCCAAGCTCTCTTCAACCACGTCAACACCATAGACCACGGGCTGCTTTGGGTATGTGCGCCCCTTATAATTCACAACTTCATCCCTGACCTCAATGTCCCTCGAACTGAAAGGACCTGCATAGAAGTCCTGGTTAAACTTGTGCTTGCCCAAATTATTTGCCTGACAGTGTTGGTTGAATACCTGGACAAACAACTTTTGAGGCACGAAGAGCTCTTTGCCATAGATGATATTGGTACTTTCTAGGAAATTGTGGAGGGTACTCGCAACCATCGCAACTTGTTTCTGAATCTTCTTGAAGTACTCGGGTACAACATTCCAAATATCTTTGTCTCTGTACTTGTTTGAATACTCGAGGTATGCCTTGACACATTTGAGTAAAATAATAGGTAATTCCCGGTTCAGCTTTTCATCAAGTTGGGGATCTGCGTCACGCACTTGCTTGGCAAAGTTCCATGGCAAAATACGGCGAAGTACGGAACCGGAATTATCCTTCCAGTTGGGGACTTCATTACCACCGAGGACACCTGGTACATTCCATTCAATAGAAACCGCTGTCTTGTTTTTGACGGCAACAGAAACATCTTCTCCAGACACCATAGATTGAAACTCTGCCTGTTCCAAGGCCAAATCACCCTTGACCTCTGGGGCAATAAACATGAAGGAATCCTTGATTGCGGAGAGACCAAACTTTCTTTCAATATTGTTTGAGAGAGTCCCAATGTCTTCGTTTTCATAAAACTTTTTGAAAACTTTCGTAATGAGAGTAGACTTCCCCGAACGTGCGATACCTTTGAAAAATGGAATCACTTGCCAACCATCCAATTCACCCACATCGTAGCAGAGGCGACCACCCATGACATAGGCCCAGTCACATACATCGTCTTCAAAGTTTTGATACTTTAAGATTGAGTCAAACCATGGTGTTGGAATGTCTTGCCATCTCTCGATGTGGGAAAAGTCATCAAATTGTTGATCAAAGTATTTGCAGGCAATAATAGTTGGATCGAGGCATCGGAACTCCTGACTGTCATAGGAATAAAAGCAACAATCATAGACGCCACGATCTGGAATCCATTCCTTACCCACAAAAACACCATTCCTAAATGACCACACATGTCGTCTCTTTGTAATCTCTGGAAACTGAGCATCAATACACTTTGACATATTGTCAATCACATCTCTGAAAACTGTGCCACGACTCGTAAAGTTCTTCCAAACCTCAAAGTTGTCATCTTTCTGTGCGAGTGAGTAGACAAACTGTTCGATGGTGAACTTTGCTTGCCAAGCTCGTGTTCTGTGACCTTCAATCGTCTTAATCTCTTCGCAGCACTGCCCTTTGTATCTGCGGTAGCCCGCTTTGTATGTTTGATCCAGGGAGTACAGGAGACATTTCTGAAATGGAGTGGAGTTCTCGACTTCTTCGGCGTCAAGGGTTGTTGGATCACCCAGGACGCTGAATTGTGGTTGGACCGTTGGATTGTCTACTCGCTCAAATGACATATAGTGACGCCTAATATTGTGATATCCATCATCCACCTGTCGCTTGATGTTATTGATTCGTTTCATCACGGTGATTCCGTCATCGTTTGGTTCCTGTTTGTGAATCTTAAGATCTCTCACATGGTTTTTAAGATTTGTGAGATATGTCATCTGTTTGTCGCGAATGCCTTTGATTGCCAGGAGATCGATGTCATTTACATTTGGATTACCATAGTCATCAAAGTTGTCGGGATGAACAAATTGGCGATACCCCAGTTCACGAGCATTTCTAAAGTCGTTTGACTTGAGCGACCACGCGTGTTCAAACTTGTCAATGGTCTCGAGTACCTGATCTTCTTTCATTGATTGGATGTGCTGTTTCTGAAGCTCCGTCAGAGCCTCATACTTATTAGGTTCCTTATCAATGAAATGGGTGTGTTCCATTTCTATGTATTTACTGAATAACGATTTTTGTTTCTAAGCTGATTTTGGGGGTTGCATTTTGGCAAGCATCTTTATGAGTATCTTGTTTTGAGTTTCCAATTGGTAACAGAGGTTTACCAGGGCAGAGCACACAGTGTCGCCGTCTGGAGTGGCCAAGAGGGAGCTCATAAGACCCGCAAGATCCATACCCTCATCCTCATCTTCTTGGAAAAATTCTTCATCTTCACCCTCACTAAATTCAATATCTTCATCCTCTTCCTCGGAGATGATCTCTCCTTCCTCAACTTCATCAACTGGTTCTTCATCCTCAGGGCGAGACGACATTTTAACCTAGACTGAGAAAAATTGAAATCGAAAATTTCGCACATCTGCGATTTCGGTCAGAATTTTTTTCTCAGTATATAGTACAAAAACTCTCACAATGGCTGGTGGCCTCATGCAACTCGTAGCTTATGGCGCTCAAGACGTCTACTTGACTGGTAACCCAAAGGTTACCTTCTTCCAAGCCGTCTACAAGCGTCACACTAACTTCGCGATGGAAAACATCGAACAAACTGTTAACGGTACCGCCGCCGACTCAGGCCGCGTCTCCGTGACCATTGCTCGCAACGGTGATTTGGTCGGCGACATGTACGTCGAACTTCAATCCGCGGCGGCGAACACCCGTACCTCCGACGGTGATGATTGCAACTGGGTCGCTGAGCGTGCGATCGCGTCCGCCGAATTGTCCATTGGTGGTCAACGCATCGACAAGCACTACCAGCGCTGGTGGCGTTTGTACTCCGAGCTTTACTTGGATGAGTCCAAGAAGGCTAACTGGGGTAAGATGACTACCGCGGTCGATGGTAACACCGTGTACTTGCCATTGATCTTCTTCTTCAACCGCAACCCAGGTTTGTACTTGCCACTTATTGCCCTTCAATACCACGAAGTGCGCATCGATTTCGATTTGGCGAGCACTTTCTCCACCTACTTGAGCACCTCTGTGTTCAAGGTCTGGGCGAACTATGTGTACCTCGACACCGAGGAACGCCGCCGATTCGCGCAAAAGGGTCACGAGTACCTCATCGAGCAAGTCCAACACACTGGCTCCGATACCGTCACTGCGGGCTCTACTTCCAACAAGCGTCTCAGCTACAACCACCCAGTTAAGGAATTGGTGTGGTGCTTCAACGACCCAGCGTCCGCGAACACTGCGACTTCCTTGTGGAACTTCACCTCCGCGCCAGGTGCCTCCGACATTGTCATTGACTCTGACGCGACCTCCGAAGCTTCCGGTAACTGCTTTGTGCCAACCACCGCGGTGTCCGGTGTCCCACTTGTCAAGGTTGGTGAAGCTGGCTCCCTTGTTAAGTTCACTGAAGAAGATGTTGGTCCATTGACTGATTTCAAGTTGGTCCTCAACGGTCAAGACCGCTTTAAGGCCCAAAAGGGTAAGTACTTCAACCAAGTCCAAGCGTACAACCACCACTCTGGCTGCCCATACCCAGGTGTGTACTCGTACTCTTTCGCCCTCAAGCCCGAGGAGCACCAACCAACTGGTACTTGCAACTTTTCAAGAATAGACAACGCCCAAGTCGCGGTCACCCTCCCAGCGGCGGCGGCCTCCACCACCATGCACATGTTCGCGGTCAACTACAACGTTCTCCGCATCCAAAGCGGTATGGGTGGCCTTGCGTTCTCCAACTAAGCTAATTAAAGCTTAAGTATGTATTCGTCTCGCGTATTTTAAAACACAAAAATTAACATAATTCAAATATGTTAAGTTTTGTTTTGCATTCTCAAACTAGAAACAAATTAAACAAGAAAGTCCCAAATTAAGAATGGAAGACATTTACACAGATGGAAGTTGTCTTGGTAACCCTGGTAGAGGAGGATGGGCTGTTGTGGGTGCAGGTATCAAACTGTCAGGTGGACAAGCTGGAACGACCAACAATATTATGGAAATGACTGCAGTCGTTCACGCACTCGAACAGTGCCTCGCACGTGACATTCTCGAGATAAGGCTATTTACCGACAGTAACTATGTCAAGAATGGAATAACTTTATGGATTAAAAATTGGAAGAGAAATGGTTGGCGCACAGCCACAGGTGCACCCGTCAAGAACAAAGACTTGTGGATTCAAATTGACACTCTTGCACAAAGAATGAAACGCGTTGAATGGCATTGGGTCAAAGCACATAACGGACATCCACAGAATGAACTGGTAGATTCACTTGCGCGTGAAGAAGCGAAAAAAAAATGTGACACCATTGTATAATGGGAGTAATTGTGAATTTACCAGATGAAAGAAAAAACTATGCCACAATAAGTCACGAGACTATCCTCGTCAATAAAGAGTATATTCATACTCGGGAAGGTGCCACAATGAAATATTGTGTCAGAGGAACCCTCCTTGTTTGGGATGATGAGGACTCTTACAAGAGAAAGGATATGCAAGTTGTACTTGCTAGAACAACTGTGTCAGTCCATGTAGATTCACCACCATCAGATGTATACAGCCTTATTTATGATAAATATAAAGAAACTCTTTATTCTTATGAAGATGATAAATAAAATCCCCGCGTAAAATAATGAGTGAAGAGGAACACTCACACCATCCATGGTGTGAAAAGCAGGAGAAGCTTCTTAGATCATGGGCGGAGAGAGCTGCGGGTTACCGCTGGCTTCACAACCACGCCCGTCTTCACTACAAAAAGCAAAATGACTACCTGTCATATCCGAGTATAGTTATAGCGAGTATCACAGGTGTGGGTGGTTTTGCAGTTCTTAATCCAAGTGGAAATGAAGACCTGGAGCCTTCAACGAGGGCTAAAATTATGATTGTACAGTACTTTTTTGCATTCCTTAATGTGATTGGTGGTATTCTTACAAGTATCTCAAAGTTTAGTCAGAGTCTCTCGCTATCCGAGGCGCACTCGGTTATGTGTGTACAGTACTCAAAGTTCTATAGAAACATAGATATGGAGTTGTCATTGGATGAAGGTGATCGTACATGTGTGATTGAGTTTGTCAAAAAGTGTCGGGAAGAATATGACCGTCTCCTTGACGAAGCCCCCGACATCCCAGCTATATCCATACAGGCTTTTAATTTGGAGTTCCCAGACAGAGATAACAAACCTGATGTGTGTAACGGTCTTAGTATTATAGTGAGTGACGAGACCGCGTCAGAGCTTGCGAGAACTAGGGCTGTGACGAGGTGGTTGGGCGCCTTTAAGGCGGTGTCTCGTAGAAGTAGGGATATGGATGATTTAGCTAGAATGGAAAGTGCATGATTTATCGGCGACAAATACATAGAAAGTTGTAAATAGAATCAATGTAGGTAACAAAACTTTTTGCCTTTGTGGGAACAGGGCTAGACCCAAAATGAGTAGACACAATATATACATGTACAAAAATTGTGTGTATTCAACTATAGCTCTTGTGTAACGATCAAACCCCGGAGAACCTGGGTACGACACAAAGATGGCATCCGTATCATGTTTCTTATCCAAAGGTCCAAAGTTTTTGAATATTTTCTCTTCTTCATCAACCTTTACAAATTCAGATTTTTGACAAACTGTGTTTATATTTGTTTGATCATCTTCACATTTTTCAGCTAATGCTTCATCTATGACACTCTTGAGTTCTTTAGCGTAACCCATGTAAAGACCCGAGTTGGCGGTAGATTTTTCACCACACTTTCCAAAAATCAGGTGTGTAAGAGGTTTACCGGGGA